AGCTGGGAATGGGTTGACCCTCAGGCAGAGCAAACGTCAAGCGAGGCTGGAATCAAAGCGTTCCAAACGACCTACATGGATGAGCTTGGAAGCCGAGGGAAGAACTGGCGGCACGTTTTCTACCAGCGAGCCAAGGAGGAACGATTGCTGGCAAGCCTTGGGCTGGTCAGTCCTGCGGCAAGCGTCGCGGCTGAGGCAAGCGCGAATCTTGCTCCGTCAGGCGAGCAGGCTGCTCAGGTTCAGCAGGGCAGCGGCGAAATGATGGGGCTCTCTCGGCTTCAGTGGCAACGAAATCGCAAAGCAATTATGGACGTTCTGAAAGACGTTATCAGCGGTGCAATTACTCAGGCTCAGGCGACCGTTCTGCTGAGTGGTCTTGGCTTAAGTGCCGAGAATGTCTCTGCATTACTCGCAGATGCGGCTGATGGTCAGGTCGAGTCTGTACCGCAGGAGGCAAAAGCCAGTGCCTGAGAAGTACGACCATATTGATTTCAAGCCTCCAGCAGGAGTCAGGGCCGAAGCAAAAAAAGGTCTTGAGTGGCGCGACGAATACAATCGAGGCGGCACGATGGTCGGAGTCGCAAGAGCTCGCGACCTGAGTAACGGAAAAAACATTTCGCCAGATACAGCCAAGCGGATGAATAGTTATTTCGCTCGCCATGCTGTTGATAAAAAAGGCGAAGGATGGAGTCCCGGCGAAGATGGCTTTCCAAGTGCAGGCCGAATTGCTTGGGCTCTTTGGGGCGGCGATGCGGGTAAGGCATGGGCATCAAAACTTGTTCGACAAATTGAAGCCGCAGACAAGAAAGAGAGGTCGATGCCGGTGAAAACAAAGCGAATCAAAAGCTGGAAATCAGACATAATGCCAGAATCAAAAATGATTCTTCGCATGGTCAGCGTTCGCGAGGAAACGGCAAATCCTGAGACGAAAAGCGTTGAGGTGGTGATTGCCTCAGAGAATCCGGTTCAGCGTTACGATTCAGGCCGCGATTCTGTTGTCAGCGAAATCCTGTTGATGGACGGCGTGGAATTCCGCACTGACCGGATGCAGCTCCCGATTGTCGATTCGCACGACCGCTCGACGGTTCGCAACGTGCTGGGCAGCGTCAGAAACATTCGCCGAGAGGGTTCGCAGCTTGTTGGCGATGCGACGTTTGCGAGGGATACCGACTCGCAGATTGCGTTTGAAAAATTGATGGACGGTCACCTAACTGATTTTTCAATCACGGCGACCCCGAAGCAAATCCACAGCGTTCGTCGCGGAGAAATTTACAATCTTCGTGGTGAGCAAATCGAGGGACCGGCAGACATTGTGACTCGCTGGATTCCAACAGATGCCTCGTTAGTCGCGACGGGTGCTGATGAAACATCAACGGTTCGCGACCTGCGACGGTCATACTTTTTTGGAGAAAATCAAATGATGATTGAGCGTGCTCTGTCTGAGCAAACCAAGGCGATGCTTGTTTCAAAGGGAATGCCAGAACAAATCGACGACGCCGAGCAAGCGTTGACTTGGGTTGTCGGCTTGATGACTGAGCCGGGAGAAGCAGCAGAGGAAGCAGCGGAACCGGCAGAAGTTGAAATGGCCGAGGCGATGCCTGAGGAAAAGCCAGCCGAAGAAGTTGCAATGGCCGAAGATATGGGAATGGCGACCGAGGAAGAAATCAAAAAGACGGTGCAGCGTGCGTTGGCTGATGACGCCAAGCGTCGCAAGGAAATTCTCGCCATTTGCGAGGCTACGAATATCGAGCGTTCGTTTGCCGAGCAGTTGTGCGAAAACGGTGTCTCTCTTGATATCGCTCGAACCCAGATTTTGGAGAAATTGACCATGACCAACAAACCGTTGGGTGCTACTGCTGGTCGCGAGCGAATCGAAGTGAACCGCAGCGGCGAAGACAAGTTCAACGAGGCTATGCGTGACGGGCTGATTCAGCGAGCGTTTCGCGGTGCTGGTTTGCGTTCAAATCCGTTCGCGTCTGGCAAGCCTGCTGAGGGCTCGCATGAGTTTCAGCATTTCGGCCTGATGCGAATGGCTGAAAAGATTTTGCAACGTGCAGGCGTCAACACTGACCGCATGAGCAATCGTGACATTGCTTTGGCTGCCTTGGGCTCGCCTTCGGTTTGCAATCGTTACGGAATCGAGCGGGCTTATCATGTGACCGGCTCGTTCTCAAATTTGCTGCTCGATGCTGCAAACAAGACGCTCCTTGCCGCATACGAGGAGGCTCCTGTTTCGTATCAAAGCTGGGTTCGGACTGCTCCTGCTGTTGCTGATTTCAAGGCAATCAACCGGATTCGGTTCAGCGAGGCCCCAGACCTTGAAGTTGTGCCGGAAGCTCGCCCGTATAAAGAGGGCGCGATGACTGACGCGAAGGAATCATACAAGGTTGAAAAGTACGGTGCAATTTTCACCGTATCTTGGGAAACCGTTGTGAATGATGACCTTGACGCCATCAGCCGGATTCCTGCAATGCACGGCAATGCCGCTCGTCGCAAGGTCAATAAGGTTTGCTACAACGTACTGACCAGCAACCCGACGATGGGCGACGGTTACAGCCTGTTCTCAGCGTCGCACGCTTCGGGCAGCAACTACGCTAATGCTTCGGCTGCTCCTTCGGTATCGACGCTCAACACGGCGTTTGCAGCAATGATGAAGCAAACCGGGCTGAGCACCGACGCAATTATTAACGTCGTTCCTCGCTTCCTGATTTGCCCGGTTGCCGTTTCTGCGACAGCCTTGCAGCTTGTCGGCTCGATTGCTGACCCGGCTGCTGGTGGTTCAACCGCTACGGGCAATAGCAACACCCTCAACATTTACGGCCCGAACGGTTCACGACCGTTGCAAGTGATTGTTGAGCCGGTTCTGGATGCTTACTCGACTTCGGCTTGGTTCCTTGCCGCAGATTACGCCTCGGTCGATACGGTTGAGGTTTCTTTCTTGCAGGGTGAGGAGTCGCCAGTTCTTGAAAACGAATGGGACTTCAATACCGATACCTACAAATACAAGGTTCGTCAGACGTTCGGCGTTGCTCCGATTGATTGGCGTGGCCTTTACAAATACCACAACGCCTAATTGATTGGCGAAGTGAGTTAAACGAACAATCATTTTTTGGAGAAATACGATGGAATATCCTTTACAAGATTACGTTTGCGGTGGTGATGACTTCATGGGCGGTGCGACGATTGCTGCGACCGTCGGTGAGGGCATGTGGAAGATTACAGACACCAGTTCTGCTGGAACGCCGACCTACACTAAGGACGCGGCGGCCCACGGCGGTGCGGTCACGCTGGCGTTCGACTCGCAGTCGGAGGTTCAAAACGTCTGCCTTGACTTCGGCGACAAGTTGCAGCTCGACATTGACCAACTCGTTGATGTTGAGTTTCGTATCAAGACCGTCGCCGCTTTGGACTCGGCGACGACCTTGGTTTTCGGTCTGCAAACTGGCCGAAACGACAACACGGACAGCACGACCAACAATGCTCAATTCAAGTTGGTTGGCTCGAATGCGGTGGTTGTCGAGACTGACGACGGCACGACTGACAACGACGACAAGGCGACTGGCAAAACGCTGGTTGATTCTTACAAGCGGTTTGTCATCTCGTTTGCCGCTGGCAAGAGCGACGTTCGCTTCTTTATCGACGGTGACCGTGTTGCCTCGGCCACGACTTTTGATATGAGCGCAGCGACTGGACAACTTCAGCCGTTCGTTCAGATTCAAAAGACTGCCGACACCAATACCGACAGCGTGACCATCGACTACATCGGCTGGAAGGCTCGACGGGTTTAATCAATGACGCTTCGCGAATCTATCGCAAGTGATGCAGTCTCGGTTTTCTTGTCTGCGGACGAGTTCGCCGAGACTGTTGTTTATCAGCCAAGAGGGGGCGGCTCTCGCACAATCCTCGCCGTTGTGGAACGGGAGCCTCCCTCGCTGATGGACGACGCTGGAAACGTTCTGGCGTTGTCGTTTATGGTCTACGTTGCCAACTCGGCATCGTCAGGGATAACGGCTCAGGAAGTCGATACGGGTGGAGATACGATTTTGGTTTCTGCCAAGGTCGGCGACGCGCCAAAAAAGACCTGCACGATTCTGAGAGTAATGGACAACGATAACGGAATGCTGCAACTCGCTTTGCAGTAGGGCAAATGGCAATTCCAGTCAACGAGCAGATTGTTCGCAAGATATCGCAGCGAATCCAAGACGTTGCGGAGTCGAGCGGATACGAAACGACGGTCAACGGAACCGTGGTTCGAGCTTCGCGAATCTGGCAAGGCAATTTGCAGGATTATCAGGTGATTGTTTCGCAGCAGACAATTGAGCGAAACGAAGATTTGAGCCATCCCGGTAATCCTCCTGCGACAGCGTATGCGATGACTGTAAACGTTTTTGGGGAACTGCGGCCAAGCGAGGAGACAACGACGGCGATTGATACGCTCGGCAACGAGTTTGGCAGCGACCTAATTAAGGCAATCTGTTCGCCTGCTGAATCGTGGCACAACTGGGACGGGCTGGCAATCCTAACGAATATCAACACGATTGAGCACGTTAATGCCGAGGAGGTCGCAGGAGTCAAAATTGAGCTTGAGGTGATTTACCGGACACAAGAGAACGACCCTTACACGGTGCGAGCGTGACGACGAAGTTGGTTGATATCAAAGCGAACGTCGGAGCGATGGCCGAGCTTGAGTTTCGGTTGAAAAAGTACCCAAAAGAGATTGACAAGGTAATCAAGCGAGCGGCGAAACGAGCGGCAACGCATGGTCAGTCGAAGATTGCCAAGGAAATCAGAACCAAGAGCAACATCAAGTCGGGAATTACAAAAGAAAAAATGAGCAAAGGGGCGAGCGGAAAGCTCGGCTCTTTTGTTCGTTTGGAAAAGACAGGACGGCTTGGGGTTCGCAATTTTAAGGCGAAGCAAACGACTGAAGGCGTCAAATATCAAATCGGAAAAAAAGATAAGTGGTTGATGAGCCCATCAGCGTTTCAGGGGCCGCGGGTCGGCGTGATGAATCGCAAATGGAAAGGAAACGCAGCGAAGCGAGTCGGAAAAAAAAGATTGCCAATCATTTTTTTGAAAGGCGTCAGTCCGGCTGGTTTTTTTAGTAAACGAAAACTGCTCAAGCCAAGCAAAGCGGACATTCAAACGTTCTACGAAAAGCGTTTGCGTCAAGAAATTAGGTTTGTTTTGATGCGAAAATCAAAAAAGAAATAAGGTGAACCCATGCCATTATTGCGAAAAAAAACCTTGCTCGCTGCAAAGATTGAAGCAACCTCAGGAACGCTTGAGACTTTCACAAATGCAGAAGCGGCATTCAACGTTTTTGATTTGGAAATTCAGCCGACGATTACTTTCACTCCGCGACAGGGAAACGGGAGCTTTTCCCAAATGCCAGCCATCGCGGAAACCTACGGCGCAACCTGCACGTTCAAAACCGAGCTTTACGGCGACGGAGCTGGCGGCGTGCCCGGCTGGGCCAGCACGTTTTTGCCTGCCTGCGGATACGTCAACACGACTGGAACGTTCGCGCCGGTTTCTGATGACGCAGGTTCTAACGTCAAGACAATCAGCCTCGCGGCTTACACTGATGGCGTTCGCAAGCAGATGCGGGCTTGTGCTGGAACGTGGAAACTGGTTGCCGAGTCTGGCAAGCTGGCCGCGATTGAGTGGACCTTTACCGGCGTTTGGGCAGGCTTTGACGACGAAGCGATGCTAACGCCGACCTATCCGACGGCCTTGCCGCTGCGAGTTGCCAACGCGACGTTTACGCTGGATTCTGCAAGCCCCTGCTTTCAGACGCTGGAAATTGACGCAGGCAATGAGGTCATGCTCAGGCCTTGCGCGACGAACAGCGATGCGAGCGGGTTGGCTGGTGCGATTATTACCGGGCGTCAGGTTGTCGGAACGATTGACCCTGAGACGGTGCTGGTTGCGACAAAGGATTGGTGGGGCGACTGGTTAATCAGTGATGAAAAGGCGTTCAGTTTTGCGTTGGAGAACGCGACCGATAAAATCACGTTTGCAATGCCCAAATGGCAAGCGACAAACATGCAGCACGGCGACCGAGAGGGCGTGTTGATTGATACGATTACTTATCAGGCGAACAGGAGCGCAGCGGCTGGCGATGATGAGTTAACCATCACGTTCGCGGCTCCGTAATTTGAGAAAGGAAATTTTCTAATGGGGCGAGCATTAGAACCGGGCGTTAAGCAGTTTATTGTTTTGAAGTCGGATGCAGGGAAAGAGAATCCGCCAAAGATTTATTTTCCTGCGTTGTCGATTCGCAAGAGCAGTCGCATCGGGCAACTGATGGACGAGTTTGCAACGGCACCGAATAGCAAACGACTGCACGAGATGATTGTTGATGCTCTGTCTGAGGTAATAATCGGCTGGGAGGGCATGAAAGATGCTGCGACCGGAAACGAGATTGCATTTTCAAAAGATGCGATTTGGGACGTTTTTACGATTCCTGAAGCATACGAAATCATGCAATCGGTTTTGCAGGCAGCGTCGGTTTCGGCAGACGACCAAAAAAAATCAGAGTAGCGGCTCTAATCCGGCAGGGGCTGCTATGTGAAACGTGCAAGGGCAGCAATTGCAGGGAGCGGCCAAGCGAGGCAACTCCGCTGGAAATTGCTTGTCCTTCGTGCGAGGAAGCCGGGTGCAATGCGTGCGGACAATCTGGTTATATGAAAGTGACCGATTGCCCAAAGCGTTGCCTTGATGCGGATTTGGTTCAGGCGATACGCTACAGCGAATTTATGAGCGAAGGATTGCCGCCGGTCGCTGGTGGAGCGTTGGACCAGTCGGCGTGGTTCATGAATTTTCATGCAATCTACGAAAGCGAAGCGAGTCAGGCACAAGCCGAGCGATATAAAAAATGAGCACAGAAGCGGTCAACATCGTTATTCAAGGACAGAACCAAGCCGCAGGTGCTCTGCGTTCCGCTGCTCAGGCGATGAACAATCTGTCGAAGTCAACGAAAGGTGCAGCAACGGCGATGAAATCGTTGGTCGCTGTTCAAGTTGGTGCCATTCTTGCAAAAGGATTCAGCACGGCAACAACGGCGATTTCTGCCTATGTTAGCGAATTGAGAAACACGGTTGACAGAACGGCGAAGCTGGCAAATCAAACTGGAATCGGCGTTGAGGCTTTGCAAGGTTTTGCCGTCGCAGCAAGTCTCGGCGGCACTGACCTTGAGACGTTTGCTAATAACGTCAAACGGCTGACGGTTCGTGTTGGCAGGCTTGCGGAATCTGGCAAGACTGAAATTTTTGAAAAGCTCAACATTGACTTTCAAAAATTTAGAACGCTCGCACCAGAGGACCAGTTTAGGATTTTGTCTCAATCAATTAACAACATCAAAGACCCTGCCGAAAAAGCAAGAGTCGCGGTGGAATTGTTTGGGAAAGCTGGGGCTGAAATGCTCCCAATGCTAAACACAAACTTTGACGATTTGCAAAAACGACTTGTTAATCTCGGAGTGATTCTCAGCTCAACGCAAACAAGTGCGATTGAAGAAATGAACGACGCGCTGAATTTGGTTCAGCAAACGTTTAAAGGAATCATTTCGCAGGTGACGGCGAATCTCGCGCCAATCGTTACATCAATGGCAAACGAGTTCATGGGGTTTGTTGAGGGCTTTCAGGGCATTGCTGGGGCGACTGGTGGCAATGCTCTGGCTGACGCGATTACAAATGCGTTTTTCGATATCGCCGAAGATTTGGCCGGGCTGTTTGATTACGTTCTGAGCGGGTTTGGTGATTTCTCATCAACGATGCAAGGAATTGTTGCTGGCTTTCAAGTGGTGGCCGACGTGTTTACGGTCATCGTTGAAACGTTGAAGTTTGCGTTCAACACTTTTCAGCTTGCAGGCAACTCGATTACTGAGGCTCTAGGCTATGCGCTTGAAGGGATTGGTTCGTGGATAAGCGATTCGATGGAATCGTTTGGCCGCGATATGCGGGAGTCGGCTGCTCAGAATCGGCAGCAGCTTGTTGCGTCGATGCAGCAGAATATCGCGCGGCGAACGCAGGCTGGACTAGACGCCATCATGGGCAGGCAGGGTGGAGGTCCGACCGGAACAGGCGTTGCGTCGCAGGCCGTTGCAGCGGCAAGAGAACGGTTCGGGAATGTTCGAGGCGTTGACCCTGAGGCGGAGGCTCGCAAGCAACGAGAGCGAGAATTGAGCGTTCTGCAAATGCAACGTGAAGCGGAGATGAAACGTCGGGCTAAAGAGCTTGGCGATGCTCTCAAGGAAGCGGCGGATGCTCAAAAGACGTTGACCAGCCTTGTTGAGCAACGCGACCAAATGGAAGCGGAACGCACGGCAAGACTGCTGGCTCGCACGCCGGAAAATCAGGCGGTGCTCGATAGGTTCAGCAGTCGAGGTCCGCAGCTTGACGCGCAGCAACAGACGGCTGAATCAACAAAGAAACTGGCAGAGCTGAACGAAAAGATTCTCGCTGCTCAGGCAACGATTCAAAAAGCGGCAGAGATGACCGCACGCAACACGGCAAACATGTTTGGCCTTGTGACGGTGTAAGGAAACGAACAAATGGCAATCGCTTACATCGACGTAACTTTTAACAGCGGCGTCTCAACGCAGGTTGACGACAAAGGCTGGATAACGGCAACGGCTCGTCGCGAATATAACGTCTTCACGACGACGCCTCAGGATAATGATTCTTTGATTCGGCTGTCTGCAAGCTTGCCGAAAGAGAAATCGAGGCATCCCTATTACATTTACCTGTTCTGCGATTCGGTTGATATTCAGCGGCAGGGGCCTCGGCATTTTGTTTATTCTGCCAATTACAAATCGGCACCGTACAAAGACCCTGACAACCCGCAGAGCCCGCTTAACGAGCCGACGCAAATCAGTTACTTCACGATATCAAGCGAGGGAGCGTGCGAGGAGGATATCGAGGGCAACCCAATCACGACCAAATGCGGCGAACTGGTCTATGGTATCACGCGACCTTATAGCGACCTCGGAATAAGGCTGACGAAAAACTTTATCACGTTTGACCCGCCATCGTTTTATTTGTTCATCAACGCAGTCAATCAGGATACGTTTCTCGGATTTCCTCCCGGCACGCTTTGGATTGCAAACATCGGGGCTGACGAGCAATTTTTTGACGACGTGCCTTACTGGAAAGTGACGGTTGAGATTCACGCACGCAAACCCTACCGCACAACCAACGACAAGGCTTGGTACGTTCGTTTCAGGCATCAAGGCTACAGGGCGTTCCAGCAAATCGGTTCGCAGGTTGTCGTCGCAAAGGTTCTGCATCAGGGCGAGCCGGTAACGAGTCCTGTTTTGCTTGACGAGGACGGTTACCAGATTCCCGATAATCCAAACAGCGAGCCGACTGCCGTTTGGCTTGAGAAAAAGATTTACGAATCAAAAAACTTTGCAGATATGGGGTTCTAAAATGGCATTTCAAATTCAGATTCCGAGCGGCGAGATTGTTAATTCTCAAATCAACGCAGCGGCAGCGATTGAGCGGTCAAAGCTGGCTCAGGAAACGCTCAAGCAGAATATCCCGCTGGAAATGGTCAGGGTGCACGATGCGTTCCAGACGAGCCTGCCAACAACGGCAGCGAGCGATGACCTCGGCTTGATTATTGGCACGTTTGGAACGGATGCGGTGGTGCTGCAAACGAGCGACAGCAAAGCGACAAGCGTGACGCAGCGAGGCCGGTTTAGCTTTCGCCTGCCTGATAACTACGTTGCTGGCCAAGCTCTGAGCGTCGCGGCTTGGGCCGGAATGAAAACGACGGTCAGCGATACAACGGCAACAATTGATTTCGAGGTCTATGCAAAGGACGATTCAACCGGGCTAGTTGGCAGCGATTTGGTCACGACCTCGGCAACGACAATCAACAGCCTGACCGCAGCGGCAAAAGAGTTTACCATCACCCCGACCGGACTGAATCCCGGCGATGAGCTGGATATTCGCGTGACAATTGCAATTACCGACGGAGCGACCGCAACTGCCGTGATTGGGCGGATAATGAAGCTTTACATGCTCTTAAGCGTGAAAGGCTAACGATGGCAGGCCCGAAAGGCTATTTGCTCAACGAAGCCGCAGCGACTTGGCTGAAAGGTCAGGTGACGAAGCAGGAGGGCGTGACGGCCCCTCCTGACGTTCGCCAGTTTGTTGATGGGCCAAGCCGCAAGGTTTATCTTCGCAACGGTTCAGCGGAAACGATTCCGGCGTTCGGAATCTGCCGAGTCAATAGCTACACGGCGACAAGCGACGGGCGATTGGTGGCTGATGTGGTTAAGCCGACGAACGTAATCGGAAACAATACGTTTTTGGTCAACGGACCCGGCGAAATTGAGCCGAGCAAGTTTGGCGTTGCTCAGTCTGATGCGATTCAGGTGGTGGCATACGAAACAGGTTTCACGTTCTCAGCGTCGGACAATTACGGCGTCAATGGCTGGAAGCTTGACCGGATACCGACAAGTGGCAAGCCGCTAGTCAACGCAAAGATTTATTGCGACTACGATGCGACCAGAAAACTTTGCCTAGCGTCGATTCGACCTCTTGAACGAATCCTGATTCAGGGCTCGGAGATTGCTGGGCGAGTCGGCTTGATTGAGCAGGGCGGCAATTGCTACGTCCTGACGAACAACACGGCGACTGACGAGCTTTACGTCAGCGATGTTGTCGTCAAGGTTTACAACTGGACGACCTCAAGCGTGTTGACGCACGGCGACGGATACGGGGCAGCGATTTGGATTGATGGCCGCTGGAAGATTATCGCGGAGGATTGCAACGATGAGGGCTCAACGCTGCCGCCGGTAACGAAGACAGGCACGTTCACAAGTATCGGTGACCCAATCAGCACAAGCGTTCAAACGGTGACGATGGCAGGCTCTTTCAGCTCGCCAACGTTCTCGCAAGGTGCAACGCCAATTCCATAGGACCAAAAAAAATGGCAACGTTTTACAAGTTCTACCCGTTTATTGAGGCTCTGCACGAAGGCGTTCACGACCTCGGCAGTGATACGCTGAAGTGGCTTTTGACGAACGACGCGCCGACGTTGAGCTGGTCGCAAAAAAGCAGTGTGACCGGTGAGCTATCGACGGCAAACGGCTACGTGGCTAATGGGCAGACGATGACCGTTACGAGTTCTGCCCAAAGCTCAGGCCTTTATACGCTGATGTGCAACGATGTGAGCTGGTCAGCATCAGGCAACGTTGGGCCTTTCAGGTACGCGATTCTTTACAATGATTCAGCGACGAACGATGAGCTGATTGGTTATATCGATTTCGGTTATTCGATAACCGTTACGAGCGGGCAGACGTTTACGATTGACCTTGACCAAGTTTCCGGTTTTTACATCGCGAGCTAAAAAATGGTTGGATGGCTTGGCGGCTGCTGCTGCGCTCCGACTGAGCCGCAGTTATGCGATGGAACATATCCGCAAAATTTTAATGAAGATTTTGAACCTGATTTTGACCCTGATTGGTTTTATCAAAATCCTAACCTAATCATCGTCAACGGAGAGTGTCAGGTTGACCCTAACTACATTCAAGGTAGTGCAGGAAATATTGTTTATATTGAAAAAAAGAGCATTGAAGGTGAGGTTGAAGTTTCATTAACGCTCGCTGATTTCATCGATTCATATCAGCACTTTGGCGATTACGCTGTATCTGTTCAGATGATTGCATACGATACAACAAGTAGCCTTTTCATAACTGCAACAAGCGCGAGAATCGGCTTGCCGGTCGGTTCAGTGTTCAAGTATTACAGAACCACAAACCAATTTTACAATTTTATCACGCCACAAGATAATGATGTTTTCGGTTTTGTAATGAAGGGCTTTACGCTCACCAATCCCGGCTCAAGTATTCCAATTGTTCAACCATCGACAGTTGAATACAAAGTAAACGGTTCAATCATTTCAACGCAAACTCAAAACATGCCATTAATGCTTGCGTGTCAAATGCAATTTAGGTTTGTAATCACGCAACCGTTTTTTCAGCAGGGAGCAATTCCGGCGTGGCATACACAACTAGCGGTTGATGATTTCGTCATTAGAAACGAATAGCAGCAAAATGATTCCCTGCATACATCGAGGCAAACCAATCACGGAAATCAAAACCCGTTTATGTAGTCGCCGAAATTCAAGTGAAACGCTTTATCGTTGCGCCCTGTTTGTGGTCTGCACCTATCGGCCTTACATGGTCGGCCAGCTTGAACAGGTCTGCCTCCGCTGCGAGCATGAGGAACAACCGGCTGATTCTTCGGTAAGCCAGTCCTGAGGCGAGCATCGGTAACCAATCGGTAACCAAGTCGGTAACCATCGAACGAGCTTTTGAAAACTTTTTGAGAAATTGGCTCTTGCAGTCTTGCAGTTCAGCAATTTTGACGAAACTGCAAGAACAGGGGTTTCCAAGACGAGCGAGGCCGGGTAATAATTTGGCAAATCGGAAACCACCCGAAGGATAAAGAAAAACAACGCCCTTGGGTTTGCTGGTGGTTTCAGCGAGGCTCAAGGGTTTTTTATTGACAATCAGATTTGCCCGGCATGATTGCACTGGTCGGGCGTCATCAGCGAACGCAAAACGGCAAATTCTGGGACCGAACTGCCTTGGTCCTGCTGATGATTCGGTGAAGCGGATTAAAGGCCTCGCAAGCCAAAATCAGACGAAGCGACCAAAAATTCCTAGCTCTGTCTTTCCTGACAACTGGGCCCTTGAACCCGGTCAACCTTCGATTTGATGGCCGAAACGCAATCAGCACCTGAGCCCTAGTCTTTCTTAGGGTTCAAGGGATAAAGGACGCGAAGCGCGCAAAACAAGGGATTTCAGGCAAATTTGCGAAGTCGCTAGATTTCTTTCCCCATCTCTGGGAACTTTTTTGAAGATTTTTCAGAATTAGACCGGGTCCACTATTGAACAGTCTGGAATCGGACGATATGATTGAGGGCATGGTTGGTCGAGGTGACCGACTGAGACGCAGACAAGGAGACGACACGATGAAAAGGACCGACAGCAAAGGCCGAGTTTGGGAATACTGCGAGTGGGATGGCTCGTGGAGTCATGGCCGCCACACGGTTGGTTGTGGTCGAAACAATGAACGGAAGTGGATGGTATGGGACGGGCCGAGCAAGGGTTATCACGAGTTTGCAACTCTTAAGATGGCAATGGAGTCTTGCAAATAACACTTGACGGTTTTTAAAGCCGTAGCGGGCATCGCCTGATGATGTAGCTAGTTTCTGTTTTTACATCGAAACAAGGAGACGACAAGATGAAACGACGAACGCTCAAATTGACCTCGGCATTCGAGATTCGGGTTCGCTGCGAGGGAATCGACCAAAGCGAGCTGAGAGAGCGACAGCAGCAGGTTCTGCGGTCAATCTATCGCAAGCGATTCCTGACTAGGGCACAAGCGGAATCGACGCTGGCAGCAGCGGTCGCAGACGACCGGGTTGGAGCTGACTGGTGCGAGGTCGAGGAGATTGCTTATCTGTAGGTCGCTCACCTGAGGGCAGGCGGTTCGCTGCCTGCCTGACGGCCTGCGACCTCAAAAGTATTTTCGGAAATCTTTTCAGGAATTGCAGTTAGCCTATTGAACGGTCTAAAATCGGACGATATGATAGGGGCATGGCGAGCGAATGACGCGAGCCGAAACAATCAAGGAGAACGAAAGATGACACGCGACCAAGCAATGCTGGCAGGACTGAATGGTTTCAAAGATGGCCGAGGCGTGGCACCGGCTTTGAATTGGAAATTCATTGAAGCAGCCTGCAAGGCAAAGCAAAATACCGCAAAGCTGCTTGAGGCTTACATCACCGGCTGGACAATCGGCAATCTTTCGG